ATCAGCCGGGCAGGCACCGGGAAGGGCGCACAGGCAGCGATTGCGCGTTCTCGCGGGGTCATGCCGCCGCCAACTTCTTGTTTAGCTTCGCCTTGAGCTTGTCTTCCCCGCCGTTCTCGGCAGCCGCGCCGGTAATGGTCTTGTTGACCTCGATTGCCTTCTCGACGCTCTCCAGGAACGGTCGCCAGTAAGTCTGAGTGACCAGATCGGCATCGAACTCGGCAGCGCCTAACTCGCCCAGTCGCCCCATCTGCTCCCGGTCGCCGCGCCACGCGTCGTCCAGGGCTTCCTTGATAGCCCCGACGTGTGGGATACGCTGCCACGCACCCAACGGGGTCCAGAAGGGCTCGGTATCAGCCTTGTCCACGCCCCAGCCGCCAAAAAGCAGTTCTTCCGTGGCGGTCCACTGCCCCACAATCACAGGCGTTCCGCACGACTGTGCCTCCAGCGGGGTCATCGAAAAGCCCTCCCCCATCGAGACGGACAGCAGCACATCGAACGCGCTGTAGAGCGTCGCCATGTGGTCATCGCCGTACCCCAGGAGCAGCCCGTACGGGTCCGGGGCCATCACGTTGGTGATGCCGAGCGATTCAATCAGTGCCGCCAGGTTCTCACCGCCCACCCGGTCAGTCATCTGGGTGTGCAGGTAGAGCATCGCGTCCGGGTGGTCCTTCTGGAAGGCGGCGAAGGCGGCCAGGTTGGCGGTGAACGCTTTCCGACTGGGACGGTCCTTGTTTGCAGCGACCATGCCGACGATGTAGCGGTCCTTCGGCCAGCCCAGCCGTTCGCGTGCCGCGTCCTGGTTCATCGGCTGGAAGAAGGTGCGGTCAATACCGTGGGGAATGTAGGTGCACTCAACCCCGGCGTCTTCCATCATCCGCTGCCCGAACCGGGAATAGACCAGCGGCTTCCACGCCTCTTTGACAACGTTCAGCACGGGTGGCGGCACGGGCTCACTGTCAATCGGGAACCAGGGCGACCAGCGTAGACCCGGCGGGATTTCCTTCGGGTTGAGCACCCAGGCGTCGATCAGGGTAATGAGCAAGTCCGCGCCAAAATGCTGGCTGTGTGCGCCCATCACGTCCGAGCCGTACGGGTGGAAGCCCTTCGGATAGACCCGCATGCCGTTCCAACCGCCGAGCATTCCGCCTTCAAGGCCCCACCAGGCGATCAGGGCCACGTCCTCAACGCAGTCGAGGGCTTTCAGACGTGGGGCGAAGGTGCGGACCTGTCCGCCGTAGCCCGTATTCGCCCAGGGACTGTTGCTTGAAATTGAAAGCCGGATCGGCATTGGTGTCACATCCCTTGTGTAACGTGCTTCCCTGATTGGCGACCCGGCCAGGGCCAGGGAACCTTTTCATCGCCGGTTGCAAGCCAGCGACTAGGCCGGGTCGTTTGACACGACAAAGCCGCCCCGAAAGGCGGCTCAAGGGTTGCGTGAGGTTGGGCTAGGCGACGGCCTTCACATCCTGGAGCAATGTGGCGTTGACCACCGGGAGGTTGCGCCCGTTGTACCGCAGGATGTGGACCGAGCCAGTCCAGACGGCAGTGTCGCCATAGATGGTCTGCCGGACGGTGAGGTACGGCGACGCGGCAGGAAGCTGGTCTGCCTTGACCGTGATGGCAAACAACTGGTTGGTGTTCGCTGCCACAGCGGTGCCGACAAAGTTCAGGGTTGCGCCCGAGATAACCGCGCTCCCGGCGTTGTCCGCGCCGGTTGCCGACATCGCCGTAAAGGCTGCTGACCCAGCCGCCGCCGCAGCCGACCCCGAGATGAGGATCGTGGCGTAGTCGTACCCGGCCATCGGGACCGCCGACCCGAAGGTCGAGTTCCCGGCAACCGTGCCGGCATACGCGCCGGTCTTGATGCTGTTCCAGATGTCCACATGGTCTGTGAGGGTGTGCATGGATTTCTCCTCAAACGAGAAAGCCGCCCAGTGCGCCAGGGGCATCAGCCCGATGGCGCAGGACGGCTCAGAAGCATTCCGAAAAGGGGTTAGCTTGCGGCGACGTGCTGGACTGCGAAACGCCAGCCCTCGGTGACCTGGCCGCCGACGCGGCGACGCAGCACGAATTTGACCGAGTTTGTCTCGGCAGTGCTGGAGTCGTCGTAGCGCATCAGGCTCATGCCGATGCGGTCGGCGATGGTGTAGCCCTTGAAGTCGCCAAAGATGATCGGCAGGGTGTTCGCGGCGATGCCTGGCATTGCCTCGCTCTCCTTGAACGGGTAGCCGTCCAGGTTGCGGGGCTGGCCGCTGGCAAGCTGGTTGTTCCGGTCACGGAACTGGAGGTTGCCGTTGGTATCGGCCAGTTGGCTGATGGCCTTGGCCGTCGCCTTATTGAATACCCAGGTGCCGTTGTTGCGGTACTGGGCTGCAATCGCATACGGCACAGCCACCAGACCGGCAGTGGTCAGGGCAGAAGCGGTGCCGGACGGCACACGGGAGATGTCCTGATCGTGGTAGCCGTTCGACCCAGTGGCCTGGGCTGCGGTGCCGTTCAGGATACCCTGCGGGCGACCGTTGCCGAAGCCGATCAGGAACTGGGCATCCTCATCCTGGGCAAGACCGTTGGCGGCCAGGTCTTCAAGGTGCAGCGGGAGGTTGACCGCCGAATCTTCGAGCAGGTTTTTGGACGCCGGGATGGTCGCCATCGCGACGTGGACCGGGATCTTCACCTGGCCGAAGGTGGCGTTGGTTTCGGCAGCGCCAGCCGACGGGCTTTCATCTACCCACGTCACGCGGACCGCGCCGATGTAGCGGCTATCGCCACCGGTGGCCTTGATGTAGGTGAGGTTGTCCTTGCTGGTGGTCTGGACGTTCGCCATGCTGCGCACAACGGTCATACCAGGCAGGCGGGCGATGACCCGGCTGTTCAACTCTTCCGGCACGAGGAAGCCGCCAAGCTCGTCGTTGGCTTCGATCATGGTGGACTTGATTTCGCCCACGGTCAGGCCGTTGGCGGCGGCGTTGACGATCTGCTCAGGGGTCAAAAGGACCAGGCTGGCAAACTCGTCCTGGAAGCCGGTGCGCAGGAAGCGGTTGAAGGACACCGACTTCTGCCAGGCAACCTGTTCGTAGGCTGCGCCGTACAGTTCCCGGTTGATCTGCTCCGCGCCAGAGGCAATGTCGCCGTACTTCTTGACGTACCACGCCTTGACGTGAGCCGGGGCCTCGTCCTTCGGCTGGTCGCCTTCCGGGTTGCCAAACGGCATCCGCTTCACTTCCGGCTCCGGGGGCGGAGGTGGGGTCAGGTCTTCGATGGACTTGAGGGCGACGGCCTGATTCTTCAGTGCCTCTGCCTCGTCCAGTTTGTTTTCGAGCACAGCAACGCGAGCCGCGTCGAGCAGCTCCTTGACGGTTTTCATGAGATTGCTCCTACGGGAGTGAAAGTTCCAACAAATCGAGTTCGACGTTCAGCCGTCGTGCCCGGTCGTCCACGCTCTGCGCGCTCGTAGGAGCCTCTGCGCCTGCCGTGGGTGCGGGGGTGTCGGATGCGTCGACCAATGCGGCTGGAAGGTCCAGCCCGGCATCAGCAAAATAGGATTTGATCGCCGTCACCGGGGTCATCCGGGGTTCGGCGGGTTCGGGGGTCAGGCTCACCTCAAGGATGGGCCAACGTGTGATCTCGTTGGCGCGTTGCTTGCGGGACTTGAGCACCAGATTCGGCGCGGACCCGGACGACAGCCCGAGCACCCCGGCGTCTACCAGTTGCTGGATAGCCTGCTTGTATTTGTGCGCCTTCTTGAGTTGGCCTTCGGTCCACACGCCGATGTCGTCCACCCGGAACGTATCCCAGGTGCCGACGACAGGGTCGGACTTCGTGGCCGGGTCAAAGACCGCGTGCTGGTAGAGCATCGGGCGCTTCTCTCCGAACTCCTCAAACCAGAACTCGGTGGATTTGGTGAAATAGTCGCCGGTCAGGTCGGTTGCCGTGGCATCACCGAACAGCACGGCATAGCCGCCGATCCGATCATCGCCAAGCGCCTTCACGGCGTAGGGGTTGTCATATGGCTGGCCATCCTGCCGGACAGGCGGGAGGTAACCCACAAACGAAGCACCATCGGTTGCGCTCTTGATGACTGCGTAGATATCCACCGGCTCATAGGTCACAACGCGCCGTACAGCGACCGGTTCACCCAGGAGAATGCCGTCTGATGTGAAGGCGTAGGAGACGCGGTACAGGTCGCCATGGTCTGGGCCCTCATAGATGGCGGTGTCTTCGTAGAGTTCAGCCACCCAGCAATAAAAGTCCCGGCTAATGACCTCACCGCTCATCAGGGTTTCTTCAATCGGTCCGTATTTCTCGCTGATGGCCTTCTGGACTTCTTGCCGCGCCTGGTCGTAGCTCATCCCGGCAGGGAGGCTTTTCAGCGTTGGCTTCATCGCGGGAGCGCAGTCGGCCCCCAGTTTGGTTGCCAGGTCATGGACGGTTTGCAGCATTCCGGCATCGTTGGCCGAGTTGCG